TTCTACGGCTACTTCTAATGTTTTTACATTTCCTAGTAGTTTCTGATTTTCTTGATACAAGTAGTAGCATAGACCACTTGCAATTAAGGTTGTTCCTAAAAATACTTTATACATGTTCCCACTCCTTGTTCTGAAAGAGAAGGGCTTCTGCTTCTCGTCTACGAACAAGCCCTTGGAGTACCCTGCCCCCTGCTTTATTCCATCTTTTGATTTGATGTGGAACATCTTCGTAATCTCCTTGATTTAATACTTTTAGTAGTGTTGATTCTCTAAAGTTCCCTACTCCTAGGTTATATACCCAAGCTACTAGCGCATCAAATTGATACTGTTCTAGTGGAACTTTTACATAATTATGCACATATTCGCAGAACTCTTCTAATTCTATTTCTAACATATATTCTGCGTGTGACTGACTCCATTCATCGCCTTTTATTACATCTTTCGTGTGTCCATATCCAATAGTCCACACACCTGCTGGACACTTATATGCGTGTGCTTCAAACCCTTCAAACTTTTTGATAAGGGATATTCCCTCTTTGCTTATTTCCATAATCTTTTCTCCATACGAAAAAAGACTTCTCCCTCACTTGAGGAAGAAGTCGCAGTGTAGTTTTATTACTCTATGTCAAAGATTTTAGGTCTTTTATCTTCAGGTATGTTCTTTACTACATTAATCACAAGAACTCCATCTTGAAGCCTTACAGAATCCACTTCCATAAACTCTCCTAGAATAAAGTCTTTTTCAAATGCTTTTGAAGAAAAACCTTTATGAAGATACTCCTCTCCATCTTCTAACCAATTCACAGGTTTAGCCTTGATGATTAGTTTGTTTCCATCTTGTTCTACTGAAACATCATCTTTGCCAAAGCCTGGCACTGCAATCTCTACTGATACTCTATCAGCAGACTCTTCTCTTACGATATTATAACGAGGGTAGTTTCCCTCTACAGTTTTAAACATTACTGGATCAAATCCTAGAAAATGTCTTAACATTGCGTCTGTCATAATTATTCTCCTACGATATAATTAATACGCCTTTCGGTCGTATACTGAAAACACCATTGTTTTCATACTTATTATATCATAAGACCAAGCAAAAGTCAAGAACTATTTTTCGGAGTCATCAAGATTTAACATTCCCTGTGCTTCTAAGAAGTCTATGGTCTGTCGTATGATGGTTTCTTTTGTCATAAAGTATGTGGCAACATTTGTGCCAATTAATATTATTAAATATGCAATATCCATTGTTATATTATACACAATTACAAAGCAAATGTCAAGAACTATTTTTTAAGCGCATCACCATAACAAAAATAGTTCTTGACAAATGGTTAATTTTTTCATATAATATATGTATGAATTTGGAAATAGACGATTTTCTTAACACGCTGAAGTCTGATACGACTAATGCGTGGGAACTCAGCAAATTCTACTCTTGGCAACGCCAAGGTAACAAGGAGAAGGGCGTCACTGGTGAGAACTTTGTTTCGCACATACTAGAGTCCAATGGTTACACCAAAGGCTCTGGCGGTGGAGGCTCTTCCAGCTATGACTTGGTTTTCAATGGTATTCACATTGAAGTCAAGTGTTCCTTTGCCATGAGATCGGCAGGGGTTATAACTTATGATATGTTCAAGTGGCAACACATTGGCATTAATAAGAACTGGGATTATATCGCATTTGTCGGTATCAATCCAGAGCTAGAACTTGAGTGTAAGATTCGTCGCGGTTGGAGAGATAATCCCGAAGAAGTCAATCTTCTTTGGTTCTCCAAAAGCGACATTCTTTCATTCGTAAAAGCAGGACTTCTTACTATACAGCAAGGTGGACAGTCCAGTAGCAATGACGACTACTGGACAACTGCTTCCTTCTTCAAGGATATTGACTATGGCAAGAATTATAGGAACATACCATTTTGAAATTATTTGGAAAGACAAACAGATGGCAACCTTCAGAACGAGAGTTTCTGAAACGCCACTATAAAACTATGAATATAAAAGAACTGACAGAAAAATTAAAACGCAGCGAGGAATCTATTCACTCGCAAGTTGCTTATTTGCGAAAAAGAGGTTGGACATTTTGAAAGTAAACTGTCGTAAAATGCCTTTTGAAAAAGCACTCAGACTTTTTAAGAGAAAAGTTACTGCAAGTGGAATGTTGCAGGAAGTGAGAGGTCGCAGAGAGTATATCAAACCTTCAGAGCGCCGAAAAGAGAAACTCAACTATGCGAAAAGACGGCAGTCAAAGCGTAATGACGAGTTAAAATTACAGGCTGATCTACAAAGCAAGTTCATGACACCTGATGAAAGACAATTTTTTATGAAGCAACATAGAAAAATAAAATAAATTGTCATTCACCTCTCCTCGCACAGAAAATCAAATTCTTTACCTGAGAAAAATAACATTTGATTTTTGGTGAAACTTGTGGTATAATATATAGTAAATATGATGATTAGTTTAGTCAATCATTAATTTTTAAATCGTGTTGAGGTTAGCACAATTGTAGCACTGCAGTGTGGGAACGGAAGTGGGAACACTGCTATCGCTAACAATTTGTGCTTAAGCGAAACACATAACGATACGAAGTATCAAGTCATAAACACTTATGACAACTCGCATCGGTCTAATGAAAACCAAGTTGCATTCTGTAACGCTTTAACATTTAAACCAAATTACTAAAAACTCGCCTTAAACACTGGAAATTTCTTCCAATTCGCAATTTTTTATTAAGGTATCTACCTCACTTGAATCGCTTAACCTTATGTATAATTATTTGCGTATGAGTGTAAATTACCCCTAGACTGTATAGAACCGAAAGGAGCCTCTAGGACTCCTCTGGATATATGATACGAATGTTTTTGACACTCGTAGTGAACTGTATATTTTCGTCTTTTACTGTGACACATGGTGACCCCGCTACATCTCTCTGCATAACGAGTTCAAAATACTTACCATGGTTTGCTACTATTTCTCGTAGCTTTGGTGACCTTCCAATAACTTCTACAAATGCTTTCATAGTAACTCCTCTAGTTTTTTCAATACTTGTTTCGGAGCTTTCTCCAGACCAAGAAAGTCTGCTTCAACCCCGCCTAGTTTTTCTACTATGTTCGCAACTATCTCTAGTTTTGTAACTGGCGTCTCACCCGTTTTGGTTTTGTATATGGTTCGCTTGTATACTCCTTCTCTACTTAGCTTACCTATTATAGATTTTACACTTTTATCAAGCTCTTCCGCTAGATCATCTACTGTTTCTCTAGTCGGCTCTTCAATGTATCGCTTTTTCATATACTCAACTGTATCTGGCGTATAATTCATATTAAATCTCCTATTTCTTTCTGCTCATGATAGTATGCTTTCCCTTTTGCAAATAAATCTGTTGCTAGAGCTGTGTCTAAACCCCATGAATCTTTAATTTCACAAATGATTTCACTATCACTCCAACATTCATGAGCTAACCATTCAGATACATCTTTTATTATCAAATCATTTATTCTATTCTCTGTTTGCACTCTATCTTCTCCTTAATAATCTCATATCGTTTTAGAACTTCCTGCAAATCATTATTCAATTCTTGCATTTGTTCCATAATCATAAGAAGAGCCTCGTCGCACATGACTAGCTCTTCCTGTAAATCTTCAAGTGTTTCCTTGCTAGGAAACTTTAGTAATATTCCCATTTTCTTCCCTTATATAGTTTCGCCACTGATCGTCCATAGAATCAGCCGCTTTCATTTCTATACCATTAATCTCAACGCGTCCATCATTGTATTGGATATAAGAGTCGCCAAACTCTATATAAACTTGATTCCATTTCTTTCCCCAAGTTTCCAATATCAACTTCTTGCGTTGAGATTCTACTTCGTCTTTATACTCTGTCATTATGATTTGATAGCAGATATAAATCTAGCGTAAGGGTTTGCTTTCTTAGTGCCATCAGCATTTAAGCCTCTGTCTACAGCTGTGCCGTCACAATGTCCGACTAGCTTTCTTCTTTGGATTTCGCGTCTGCACTCTTTACCATTACTATCTTGGTCGTCTTTGTGTTCCCACAAATACGCATCTGTTTTAAATATGTATTCTAATTTCATCATTCTCCTACTTGTTTGCAGAGAGCTTCTAGGTCATACTGCTGGTTGAATTTGACCGCCACTCTCTTATGGTTTGGTTTACTTACAGTGTAATCCAGCGTTACACCAATTTTTCTTAGTTTTGCTACTGAGCGAAGCATATCTTGATACTCCTCTTGTGTTAGCATAACTTTATCTAGCGTTATTTCTTTCATCTTCCTTGTCCTCTATATTTCTTGAAGCTACGCTTCTTATGTTTGTTCATGGTAGCCATACTCTTTGGTCGCTTACCAATACTTGTTCCCTTTTTAACGGGCGTATGTCCTGTATTTGTTGTTGCCTTTCGCATTTTAACTCCCTATTAAT